GTGAACCACGATGGCATCATGGGATCCGAAAGGAACCCTGGCTTCTCAACAGAAGCCCCCCTAAGACGGAAGAAATTCCGTAAAAGGCCCTCCAAAAGGCAACGGGCGTCTCGCGCCGGCCCCGAAGAGGTTCGATCCCCTAATATCGTCCAAGATGGCGGTATTAGGGGGAAAGGTGATAGGAAGGAGATAAACTCGGTATTACGAGAGGCAGGGTTCACCCATGTGACTTGGTTTTACCAATCAGCAAGGGGACTCTCCGCTTTACTCCAACCATTATTCCGCCTACCAATAGAAGTATTGGCTTTGTCTTCAAAGTTTTACTTCTTTGGGGCGGATATCATCCCAGGGGGGGAGATGCTCTTGAGCATATACCCCCCACCTCGGCCAGATGGCGCATCATTGCATGAGCACCTAGCCTTGTGGTCAGAGCACATCCATCAGACCGTTGGGTCGATGGTTGCGCACAACCCCGGGGAGCCTCTACTACGGCGATATCGCCGACAGTTTGAGGTTTTGGAATTCATGCGTGCCACCTGGGATGCCTGTCTAATCTGCTATCAGGTAGAAAGGCATCTTCAGTTACACCATTCCCTAGGGTACCTAGGTCTGAATTCAGAACGCCGAGGCGGTGTAAACCGCTTTCGACGTCTTTTGGTGTATAAGCCACTACGTGCTGCCCAAAGGCTTAAGGAATGCGCATCAGCATGCCGACTTTGGTATTTTGGGGGTCCGAGGCCCTCACAGCGCGTACTGTGCTTTAGCGAGAAGATAGTCGCCCTGCATGCGTCATACGCAGCACGGTGCCTTCCTCCCGCACCCAGTGACCCATCCGGGCTCGAGGGGCTCAATGAGCGGCTCACTAGTGAGCCACCCCCCGAGGAGCCTGGGTGGAGGGGCTGGGTAAAAGGCTATGTCCAACGTTGGCGACCGAAACGGTTCGACAACGACCTCTACACAATGCCGTCCGGTTCCGCAGGAATTGGCTTCCCGCGTTACATTGGCGGCCATGCGAGAGGAGTGAAGTACTTGCTTCTACTTGGATACGCCTTAACCCGAGACGATGAGCTTGTCGACCCTCCCGATGCGGATGAGGGAGGCAGGGTCAAAGATAGGGATGTGTACTTCATCCTCAAGTCATCTTGGCCTGAGCAGAAGTACTTACAGCTCCTATTCCATTCAGATTGGGAACAGCTTCGGGATCCGAACCTGGGCCTGACGAGAATGGGTCTCGAGTTACAACGCTACTTACGTAGGGCGGTGGAGTATGTCTTGGATAGCCTAGACATAATCCCCGTTCTCCCGTTAGCAGCAACCGAGAGGGGTCTGAAGACAAGGTTCCCAACCTGCAGTTTAACTGCAGTGAACCTTGTTCAACAGATCCTTCGTCGGGTCATTGACTGTGTCATGGTCAATGACCCTCGGTTTTCAGAGGCCCTTGGGGGGTCACGTGATGTGGATTTACGGGGCGAGGACGGTCCATGGTACAGCCAGGACTGTACCGCCGCCACCGATTTCCACCCACAGTGGCTTACCCAAGGAGTGTATGAGGAGCTGGCGGAGGCCGATAGCCGGTTGAGACCCTACAAGAGGTTCTACAACAAGTTATTCGGCCCGAAGCTAATGATCCGGGGGGTCCCCTCGGACTACATGCCCACAGACCTCATACGCCGCTACCCGGATGCTCCTCTAATTGTAGAGGACTCCAACAAAAGGTTGGGACACATCCGTTCAGATGCCGGTGGTCATCGTCTAAATATCCGCTTAGCGTGGGACGATTGGCTTACCGACATAAAGGCCATACCTGGTGTCGTAACTAGGACAGGGCAGATGATGGGTGACCCCACCAGCTTCCCTGTTCTCATGTTGGTCAGTCTGCGATGCGCAGACTTGACCCTTGAGACCTTCCCTTATTCCCGTCGGGCTAAGAGGAAGGCCTATTTACGCAAAAGGGACGCAGTACTGAAGGGGTGCGGCGATGACGCCGTCCTACCCCGATGGCACGAACAGAGACGCCTGTTGTATAACAGGCACCTCGAAAGGCACGCATGCGTGATTTCATGGAAGAAGAGCTTCCATGATGCAGTTCGAGGTTTGATAGCCGAAATTCCGTTGGAACAAGGCTATCTCGTCCCATTTTGGCCATTATCAGTGCTAGTGGCTCCTCCTGGGGGTTCGAAGGGTACGGTGAGATGGTGGAACCAAGTTTCCGCCTTCTGCGGTGACCCGACGAGGCCTAACCTACGAGTGCCCGCCTTTTTCTGGCGACTCTCTCCCTACTGGTATGATTTCATGCTTTGTAGGAGGTTAGGTATCCCAGTTGGTGCACCAGTGGCTTTCGGCGGGTTGGGGCTCCCCCACCAGCCGAAAGTATCACTAACGCACCACACACAATGGCTTCGGTACCTTTCCCAACGCAGTGTCACTGAGTTGGTAGGGGGCCTTGGCCTCACTCCCTTCGGCCGAGCTGACAAGTCATTGCTTGACTCGGCTATGAGGAAGTGGCTGGATGATGTAGTCCGAACAGACCGTGATTTGTCACGGTGGGGTTCAGAGTTACTATCCCCAGTGTGTGTGGAGCCCGACTCACTTGTGTTTAGGACATCCCTTCGGGATGGCTACCTCAAGTCGCTCGGGCAATTGCGGTCGATGGAATTCTACTTTAGAATTCCTCCGTCCGAAAGACGCACACCCTCCGTGAAACGGTGGGCGCGGAGATTTCAGGCGGAAGTGGAGAAGGCCGTACCTGGGACGAAGGTCACAGGTTATGGCCCTACCGCTAGAGACCTGGACAGGAAGACGAACGTCTTCTTTGCCCAATCTCAGGGGCTCCTCCCTAATCCGGGCGAGCGGCTGCCGTCAGTTTACGGTCTAGAGCGATCCGGTCTAGTCCGCGAACGTTTTCAGCACCCGTTCGCTGTGGGGTTAGGGTAAGGGCACATGCTCCTAGGCAAGAGTCAAAACTGTTACTCTCACCTCCTTATGAGTAAGGGGGCTTGTGGTCCTTCCGACAGGGGGTGACGCCTGAGGGGTCTTCC